GAAAGTTATGGGATACGCATATGAGCAGATGGATCTACTGGAGTCACATGACCCAGTGGCTTTTGATCAAGAACTATTAGGATGGATGGATCAAAGCGCTGACCAAGGTGAGTTCTTTGTCAAGGGTTATACAGATCCAGAAAATTACGAAAGGGCATCATGAAAAGTTTTTCAGCCAACATTCGATTTAACACCGAGTTCTTTAGTGCGCCAGATGAAGCAGAGGCAGACAGAATTATAGAGGAACTAATAGACCAAATAAGCAGAGCGCGGACAGACATTAGATGGGATGACTTTTATTGGGACATTACCGAAAGGGGCAGCAAATGAATCAGTCGGAGTATGAACAACTAACCATTTCAACACAGTCCCTGCGATCGCAGATGCAATTCCTATGGCGAGTGAAAGAGGCTAACCTCGCCGAGATGGATTCACTGCTTATGCGCAACTGGACACTAAAGACAGAGGAGAGCGTGCTTTACCACGCCAAGCAAATCTCTATAGCTTTTGCTGACATGAAGGCTTTGCAAATAAAGATAGACAACGTGGGATCTCGTATCCAAAGGATCCGCGAGAACAATTAGCCACCAGTTACCTCGATACTGTTACACTAATAACTATCTGGTGTGCGGTTAGCCCTGCCAGTTATTGTCTGAGTCAGCTCGGCAAGATAACCAGTAAATACATTCTATCGAGAGGTTCAAAATGTCCTTTATTAAGGCACAGCAGGAACTTCGCGCCAACTTGGTTTCGCAGATTCGTGAAGTAACTGATCTAGCAGACACCGAAGCGCGAGGACTACTTGGCGAGGAGATCCAGAAGATCACCCGCATCGAGACAGACATCCGTTCAGCTGACGAGGCTATTGGTCTTGCGTCACGCAACGAGGAGCGCATGAGCGCAGCTCAGGAAACCGGATCAACCGCACCAAGCATTACCGAGTCTTCTAGCAACGATGAAGACACTCTCCGCTCAATCTTTACAGGCGAGCGCAGATCCGCAACATTCAACCAGTCCGAAAAGCGTGGCACCCTAGTCCCAAGCGCCAACACTGTGCCGAAGTCTTTTTACGATGAGGTATTCTCTGTTGCTCGCATGGTTGGTCCAATGCTGGATGTTGGTCAGACCATCACGACAACCGGTGGGGGAGATCTTACGATCCCAACACTGACCGCATACTCCACAGCAGCCCTAAAGGGTGCAGGAGCAGCTATTGACGAGTCCGAGCCAACCTTTGCTTCAATCACACTAGGTGCTTACAAGTATTCCTTCCTTGTGCCTGTGGCAAACGAACTACTAAACGATGCCGGATTCCCAATCTCTAGCCTGATCGCTGAGCAAGCTGGTAACGCCATTGGCTTCAAAGTGAATGATGCGCTAACAGTTGGAACTGGTTCTTCACAGCCAAATGGTATTGTCACCGCAGCCGGTGCTGGTATTACTGGTGGTGCTGGTGTAGCCGGCGCGTTTACCGCTGACGAACTCATCACCCTTGCTTACTCACTAGATGGAGCTGCTCGCAGACTTCCGGGTGCTGGATACATGGCAAACGGTCAGTCAATCGGACAGTTGCGTAAGCTCAAGGACACCGCTGGAAACTACCTATACAATGTAGGCGTTGGACAGCCCGACACATTCGCTGGATTCGCAGTGATTGAGAACCCAGCTATGGTAGACACCGCAGCCGATGCTGATGCACCTATCATCTTCGGTCACTTCCCTAGCTACAAGGTTCGTATGGTTGGTGGGCTAGATGTTGCCCAGTCTTCGGACTATGCCTTCAACGAGGATGTAACAACCTTCCGAGTAACCATGCGCGTAGACGGCGATCTGACTCACGCCGGTCACGTCAAGAAGTTCGTTTCAGGAGCTGCTGCATAAGTAGTCCAATCTGACGAACCGGAAATCCGGTGGCGGTTATTGTGTGTAGGTTTACCGCCACCGGATTTTCCGCGTTAAGTGACCCAAGTATCTTGTAGCTGTAAACTAGGAACATTACTAGGAGACTAAATGCCGATAACTAATGGATACGCAACTCTCGCCGATGTCAAAGCTGCTATGCGGATTATAGACACCGTAGACGATGATCTGCTAGAGCTAGCGATAGACGCAGCATCTCGCCAGATAGACGGACACTGCGAGCGTGTGTTTTACCAAACAACAACGACTAGAGTTTTTTCCGCACTCGATGGTTTCTTGACCGAAGTGGATGATCTATTCGATGTGACTGAAATAAAAACTAGCAGCGATGGCAGTGGGTTCGACACCACATGGTCAGGAAGCGATTACCAGCTAGAGCCACTAAACGGTCAGGCTGGCGGAATAGCAAGCCCAGCTACTTTTGTCAGGGCAGTGGGTGATTATCTTTTCCCAACACTTAGGCACGAAGCCCTAGTCCGGATAAGTGCAACATTCGGTTGGTCAGCGATCCCTACTGCTATCAAGCAAGCCACACTAATCTTGGCGCAACGACAGTTCAAGCGATACGACAGCCCATTGGGTGTTGCCGGTATCGGTGACATAGGAATCATTCGGATCGCAAGGATTGACCCCGATGTTGCTGCATTGGTCGCACCGTTTAGGCGCAGGAGGATCGCGTAATGGCGACTATGGCACAGATACGCTCTGGATTAGCAGCCAACCTAGCCACCATAACCGGTATGCGTGTTGCCGAAGTTATCCCAGACAACCCTCAACCACCGGTTGCAGTATTCGAGTTGGATCGAATCGAGTATGACCAAGCTATGCAAAACGGACTCACGATCTATAGGTTCACAGTGCAGGTAATAGTGGGGCGAGCATCAGTTCGCTCCGCTCAGCGGTGGCTAGATGCCCTAATACCACCGACAGGTGATTCATCTGTAAAGGCTGCGATAGAATCGAATAGAACGATGAGCGGTGTAGTTCAAGATGTAAGAGTCGAGTCCATGCCTTCTATTGGTTCAATAGCTATGAACGACCAAACATACTTGGCTGCTCAATTCGATGTAGTCATTTACGCCTAAAAGGAGAATAAATTGTCAAAATTTGTTGCAACAGGAACAAGCGTAACCGTAAACGGCACTGACCTATCAGCCAGTGTTGCGCGAGCCGAGCTCGTAATCAACGCTGCTGAGGTAGATGTCACAGACTTCGGATCAGCCGGATGGACAGAAGTAATTGGCGGGCTAAAATCCGGCAGTGTTTCTATTGACTTCCACGCTGACTATGGATCCGGTGGGGTAAACGAAGTTTTCGCTGACCTACTGGGAACAATCGCAACAGTGGTAATCGTTACTGCCAACGGAACAGAAGCAACAACACACACGCCTTCGTATTCCACTTCGGTGTTGGTAAATTCCTTCACCCCTGTGAGTGGCGCTGTCGGCGATCTTTCCACATGGTCAGTTACATTTCCGACCACAGGCGCAGTCACATACGCAACCGCATAATACTGCTACACTAACAGCATGAAAATAAACCTACACATTGACTATGTTGGTGGTGTTAGCAGGGATGTTACTGCTAACGCTGCTGACATGGTCGCATTTGAAGATAAGTATTCTATCTCGATAGCGAATGTTTCAGCGGATCCTCGTATGAGTTACCTGCTGTATCTATGTTGGCACTCAGAGAAGCGCACCGGCGCAGTCAAAGAAACTTTTGAGAAGTGGTGCGAGAGCGTAGAGCAAATTGGGGCAGCTGACACTGACCCAAAATCCAAGGGCTAGGAGACAGCTCCGCGCATTGGTTGATCGCTAACCTAGCCATCGAAACTGGCATCTCCCCTCGCGAACTAATGGGTCTGGATGATCGAATGATCTGGACACTTCAACGCGCCCTTATTGCGAGGAATGTCTCGCGATCTAGCTAATTTTGCACTCCGCTACAATAGTAGGTAAGGAGTGTGTATGGCAAAGCAAGTCGAAATAACAGGGTTACGGGCGACTATAGCTGAGCTAAAGCGGTTGCCTGACAACGCCCTGAATGAACTCCGCAAAGAAATGCGCTCTCAAATAAAGCCGGAGCTTAAGGGCATCAGGAATTTCATCAAGATAG